TTGTATTCGGTTCGCGGAAACAACTTGATGCTGATATTTGTCGACAAATTCTAGAAGAGCAATTAGACGGTAAAGATATCCTAGCGATCATCTCTGGCACTGCCTATGGCGCCGATACGTTCGGAGAAATCTACGCTGAAGACCACGGAATCCCGGTCGTCAGATATCCTCCGGACTACAAAAGATATGGAAGACCTGGAGCATTGTTCGTTCGGAATACCCAAATGGCTCGAGATTGTGATCGTGGTATAGGACTATGGAACGGAATCTCTACTGGGACTTATCATATGATGGGTGAGATGAGGCGTTACGGAAAATCGTTCAAACTCTATAAGATCACCGGAACAACGGTAGAAGATATGACTGCGAACTCTTTGGAGAACTTTTATGAAGATTCCTGATACGATCCCGATTAATCCGCCGTCTATCTATCAGAAATCTACAGATTTTGATTTCTCGAGGCCGGAATTTGATTCTATCCAGTTCGCGAAAGATCTGGTCGAATGTATGATGAAACATAACGGATTAGGTCTAGCTGCGCCTCAGATTGGGATTAACAAACGCATCCTCGCGATCAGAGCTAATCCTATGATTGTGATGTTCAATCCGAAGATCGTTGATACATCAGAAGAACTAATTAAGCTAGAGGAAGGTTGTTTGAGCTTTCCCGAAGTCTTCCTAAAAATTTCCAGACCTAGATTCATTCGTGTTCGGTATACGCAACCAAATGGTAATATCGTGACTGAAAAATACGGCGATATCACTGCGCGCGTTGTTCAACACGAGATTGATCATCTAGACGGAATCACAATGGTTGATCATGTGCATGCGATTCATAGAGAAAAAGTTCAGCGTAAGCTGAAGCAAGTCAGGAGAAAACTATCCTCATGAGTGAGATTATCAGTTTTGCGAAACGCGAATTAGATCTAGCATTTAAGCCGGATGAAGATGACGACGAATTGCAGCGAGAATACAATCAAGACGTAGCCAATGCTGTTCTAGAATTACTTCAGAAAATGAGTGATCAAGGTCATTCTGGTTTCAGTGCATCTATGGCAATTTCAATCTTCAGTAAACTCGCTCGGTTCGAACCTCTTACGCCTCTCACTGGTGAAGATTGGGAATGGACTGATCTTGGATATGATGATGAAATGAAATATCAGAATAAACGCTGTCCTCATGTATTCAAACGCGAAGATGGAACTGCTTACGACTCTAATGCACTAGTTTTCATTGATCCAGACGGTTTCACTTATACTGCAAGCGACAGTCGGAAAGATATCACATTCCCTTATACACCAACAGTAGAATATGTTCATAGGAGTAACTAACATGGCATTCATCGACTACACAACTTTCACATTCGATTATAATTTCTCAGTACGGTAATATAGAGTAATGAATTTAACGATTGAGCTATCCGAACTACGTAAGCGTACTCTAATGGTCGCGATTCCTGCATTTGGTGGACAAGTGCATGGAATCTTCGCGAAGAGTCTTGCCGAGCTTTCTGCTCTGTGCACATCGCATGGTATTCGCCTCTCGACTTACTTCCTGTTCAACGAGTCTCTTGTTCAGCGAGCGCGTAACTATTGCGTCGACGAATTCATGCGAAGCGATAATACCCATTTCATGTTCATCGATGCTGATATTGGATTCAATGCCAATGACGTAATCTCGATGCTTGCGATGATGAGCGACGATTCTCCCTACGATGTTCTTTGCGGTCCTTACGCCAAGAAGTGTATCACTTGGGAAAAGATCAAGTACGCAGTCGATAAAGGTTTCGCCGATTCTAATCCTGCCGAACTCGACAATTTCGTTGGTGACTACGTCTTCAACCCGGTCTCCGGAACGACTTCTATTCAACTAAACGAACCAGCCGAAGTTTCGGAATCTGGAACTGGTTTCATGATGATCCGCCGTAAAACTTTCGAAGAGTTCGTCAAGACTCACCCCGAACAGTCTTATAAACCTGATCATGTTCGTACTTCGGCTTTCGATGGTTCGCGCGAAATTACCGCATTCTTCGATTGCCCAATCGATGAACATTCTAAGCGATATCTATCTGAAGATTACTACTTCTGTCGTGAAGTTCGTAAGACTGGAATGAAAGTCTGGCTCTGCCCCTGGATGAAGTTACAGCACGCGGGAAGTTATATCTTCGGCGTCGGTGGATTGGAATGGATGGCCAAGCTCGGCACCTCACCGACCGCCGATCCAGAAATGCTCAAAAATATGAAATCATGACTTTACTTTCATGATGAACTGAGGTAAGGTTCATTCATGGAGGTGCTATCAATGATTAATGCTCGCGAATATGCTATTCAGGCTCATGGTGATCAAAAGTACGGTGATGAACCGTATGTGAATCATCTTGATGAAGTCGTTCAAGTCCTCAAGGACTTTGGATTCGATGATGAAGTCTGGATTGCTCGTGGGTATCTTCACGACGTTCTGGAGGATACCTATGAAGATTACGAAATTTTGGAAAGTAAATTCGGTAGAGCTGTTATAGAGTCTGTGTATGCAGTTTCTGGATTTGGGCTGACTCGCAAAATTCGTAATGCGGATATCAAAGAAAAACTTCGAATTTATGGAGCAGATGCACAAATTCTGAAAATTGCAGATCGTATCGCAAATTGCGAGCGCGGAGCGAAAAACGATATGTATCGTGAGGAATACGAGAGTTTTGCGGAGTCGGTTCATCTTGCTCCACGAGCAATGCGCGAACGTCTTAAAAGAGCTTTGCGTCTAGTTGACTGTGAGGAGTGAAATATGTCTCATAATGTTCGGTATGAATTCTTTGGTGGCGACATTTACGTCATGAATGAAGAGGGAACAAGTATAGATTGGTTTCCAGCTCGTGAATATCCTTTCATGCGCGATCAAATCGCAGCTGTTCAGAAAGAATATCCGGGAATCAAAGAGCTCGGCGAATGACTCTAGACCAATTTCTGGCTCAACAACACAATCGTCTAGATTGTTTTCGTGAATACTATCTACAGAGTCGTCGCGAAGAAGGTTCTACCGATTCATGGCCTTTGGAAATGATGTTCACCGAGTGGTTAGAACAATTCGATATCTATCAATCCTAACATGGTCCAATGGTTACGACGTCTGATTGTGGATCAGAAAATTTGAGTTCGATTCTCAATGTTAGGACCAACATTTCGCTTTACTTTCTATTGAGATGAGGTAATATGAACTCATAGGAATTAATTGCTCAGGAGAACCGAAATGGCTCAGACTGTTTATATCGTTGTTCGAGTTCCTAGTGGTCTCTACACTCGTGGGGACGACATTACTTGGATTGATGTTCAGCCGATTGAATACTATGTCGATTCCGAAAGAGCTGAGACCGCTGCGGCTGTCAAGAACATGAGTTCTGATAAGTATTACTACTATGTAGAGTCCGTTCCAGCGGGCGTTCCACACTAATTATACTATGGTCTTGTAGCTCAGTGGTTAGAGCATCGGGTTGTCAGTCCGAGGGTCTGGAGTTCAACTCTCCACAAGATCGCCAATGCTTCCGTGGCGTAGGGGTAACGTACTTGGCTTCCACCCAAGGGTCCTCGGTTCGATCCCGAGCGGACGCACCAATTCTATCCTCGTCGTCGCCCATTCTGCGGTATGAACTGTGGAACATATTTCGAAAACATTTGAACTAAATTTGGTTTAGATTTTGAATATCCAGTTATAAGACAAAAATTTACGAATCCTTCTCGATTATATATCGAGTACCATTCAATGTATTTTTCTAAATTGCGGGTTTTCTCATATTCTTTCAAAATGTTTAATTGTTTTTGCTTTTCTAATTTTTCAAAATTACGTCTTCCGACCAGCCAATCTTTTGGTTGCAATCCTCGGTTGAAAAGTTGATTTTTCTTCAATTTTGGATTATGATACCAAGATTTTCCAAAATTTGGATTTTTGGCGCCACGTGTATTTTCTGATTGTATATTTCTGAAGGTATTTCTGAATTTGTCAAAATTTCTTGATGAAACATATCTATGTTGATTCGAAGAAATCATCCTCATAGCTAAAAATGCTCTAACCATTTTCTTATGTTGAACACTTCCTTCTGGATGTATTTTTGTTAGTAATAAATGGCATATATAATGTTCGCGAGCAGAAAGTTTTACCAAATTGGTGCTACAATTTGATCCTCCTAAACATCTAGGAATTATATGATGTGTTTCAAAATACCCTTCAAGTAATGGATTCGCTCTTCTGAATTCTATGATAGAATTGTAGATAGCTATATAATTCATGCTGAAAGTATCTCTGCTTTTAGAATCAGTGGAGTTGCCGCTCGCGACTGGTATTTTATACTTAGTAAATTCTAGGCGGATAGCGAGCATGGCGCTCTAGCAGTCTTGAAAACTGTGCCACCGAAAGGTTGATGGTTCGATTCCTTTATCCGCCGCCAAAAATATTGCTTTACAATAGAATGGTTCTAAAGTATAGTGATTATTATAAGTTATCGAGTTGAGAGTTCTATGGTATACGGTATTGGGTTGATTTTGTCCTGTGTAGGAAAAATCACGTCGTGTTCGATTCACGAGGCCGAATTCATCTTCTGGAGTGATGACCAGATATACCATAGAACTCTCACCTAAAGATGCATCTGGGTGTAGCTCAACGGTGGAGCGCTGGCTTTGGAAGCTAGAGGTTAGAAGTTCAAATCTTCTCATCCAGACCACTACATTGATCGGGATTCGACTAACGGTAAGTCATCTGATTTTGAGTCAGAGAATTGGGGTTCGATTCCTTGATCCCGAACCATTTGTTGATAGAGGAGAGTTGTTATGATGAAACGTTTATTGATTGGCCTCGTTTGTGCTGCTGGTCTTTCGCTCGCTGCGTGTGAGGGCTCACCAGATACTAATCTGCAGTTTTCAATTGTTAAGGTATGTAGTGATGACATGGTAATCGTAAAAAATCTTAATGATCAGAAACTGTATTACGCACACGCGCGATATATCGATCATACTAAGGTTTTGGTAGATTCAGATGCGAATCTGAATGAAATTTGCTTTAGTCAACAAAGGTAATAGCGAATGGAAAAGATATATGTGATCGAAGGTGCTACTGGAGCGTATGAAGATTATCATACATGGCTCGTATCGCCTGCTTATCTCAGTAAAGCTAAAGCCGAGGAACATCTTCGACGTCTAGAAGCAGTTCTTGACCGTCTTCCAAATACATTTTCACATATTGATCATATTCCCGAAGAGTTAGCAAAACTCGACGATCGTTTTGGAATTGGTCGTGGACTTATAGAATATAGTTTAGACTACGAAATCAGAGAACTTTCGTTGAATACTGATGAAATCTATGGAGATGAACGAGATGATGAATCCTGAAATCAAACAGAAGTGGGTTGCAGCTCTTCGGAGCGGCAACTATAAACAGGGAACTTCGTTTCTCCGAGATGCTGGCGATTATTTTTGTTGCCTTGGAGTTCTTTGTGACATAGAGCAAGTTCCATGTAAATCTACAGAAGAAGATTATGCTTTCGAATATAAATTCGAGGACGCGCGAACGTCTTTGTACTCTACACTATCTGTGGGATTTAGTAACAAAATGGGACTTTCATCGAATAATCTTGATGATCTAGTCGATCTTAATGATAATAAAAGACTATCGTTTTCAGAAATCGCCGATTATATCGAACAAAACCTATAAGGAGAATACAACAAATGACTGACGTACTAAATTCTACTGCTGCGCAGCAGCTCAAGACTGTTATCGAACGAGCCGAACGGCTGATTCAGGAAAAGACTGAGGTGAATGATCAACTCAAGGAAGTCTACGCTGAAGCGAAAGGTAATGGCTTCGATGTGAAGATCATCAAGAAGATCATCGCCCGTCGTAAAAAGGACCGCGCTCGTGTTCAGGAAGAAGAATCCCTGACCGATCTGTATCTCGCAGCTCTAGGAGAAATCTGAATATGATTTTCATGATTACAACAAGCCTCTATACCGATTTTGCTCAAGTTGATGTAAAGCTCAAGGAGCTCGTATCGGAATCTTTTGGAGCATCTTGCGTGAAGTATGCTTTCGATCATAGTCGCGGTAAACGTCTTCTCGCCTTCGAAACTGATAATGAGAAGTTGAATCTAGAAGATGTCAAGTCTAAAGTGATCGTCGTGATGAACGATAGCAATGTGGAAGTTACAAAGCTGAAGTAATGAGTAATAAGTTCTTCCTTGACTGTGAATTCGATGGATTTGGCGGAGACCTGATCTCTCTGTCGCTTGTTAGACAGGACGGCCAAGCGCTCTATCTTGTCTATAAAGATACCGCGACTGATCTTTGGGTTCGAGAAAATGTCATTCCGATTTTGTGGGATATTCCATTAGATCAGATGGATGCCGGAAAGACTGAAGGTCCGGAAGCAACAGATCGATTTCCACATCTTATTGCACGATTCTTGACTTCCGGACACGATGGACACGATACTGGAGTTCCATATATCATTGCTGATTGGCCTGACGATATCAAATATCTATGTCAACAGGTAATCACAGGTCCTGGAACAATGGCCGCAATTCCTAGAATGCAGTTCGATGTTGTTCGGGTAGATTCATGGCCGAACGATATTCCGAACGCTGTACAGCATAATGCATACTGGGATGCTAGAGCTCTGAAACGTAAACTCACAGGATATTAGATACGGAACGAATATTTCACTTTACTTCCCTATATACTTGAACTATACTGAATCTATATCAATCATACATGGAGAATACTATGAAACTATCACAAGCGACAATTGAAGCTCTCAAGAATTGTGCTTCTATCAACCCTGGTATCATTATCAACGAAGGTAATGAACTACGTTCTATCTCACCCGCGAGTAGCGTGATGGCGAAGATCAAGGTTCCAGAAGAATTCGATCGCCAGTTTGGTATTGGCGATCTTTCTCAATTCCTGGGAGTTCTGGCACTTTTCAACGAGCCCGAGATCGAATTCAAGGATCAATATCTGATTGTTGGAACTGGATCGGAACGCGTCGTCTATCTGTATGGCGATATGGATTCTATCAAGACCCCGAAGAAGGTTCCGAATTTCACCTCTGATATCAGCTTCGATCTGAGCAAAGCGAGTCTAGATAAGATTCTGAAGGCTGCATCGGTTCTTGGCGTCTCGGAAATGTCGATTGTTGGTGAAGATGGTAAGCTCTTCGCTCGGACGTTCGATAGCAAGATCAAGAACGGCAGCAACTATAGCGTCGAGGTCGGTGAGACCGATCTGGAATTCAGTGCGGTATTCAAGATCGAATATCTCAAGTTCCTGCCGGATGACTATACGGTCGAGATCATGAAGAAGGGTCTGTCGAAGTTCACTTCTCAGAAGGCTGAATATTTCGTTGCTCTAGAAGCAGGCGCATCTGAATTCTAATGTGCATCGTTTCTAACATTTTGGATTACGGAAGAGACCGATGGCCACAACCTGCGAAACTCCCTTGGAATCCTTGGGATATAGAAACAACCCCAATTACTCCATATCCTCGGTATCCTCGACCGACTCCGTATACACCAGCGCCAATTCTTACACCAGAGCAGATCGATGAGTTGATGAAACTCATCGAAGCGGCGAAGAAATTCGATACGGTCGCAAATCAACCAGACTGCGAAGATCCTGAAAAGGAAAAATGGATAGAAGAAATCAAGGAGATCAGAGCTAAAATGAGCAAGTATGAAGTTTATACAAACACCAATGGGTATGCCTCTAAAAAGACTATCATTGCCGAAACATGGGAAATTAGATCAGATGGTTCTTTGATTTTCTGGCAAGATAAAGCCAGCCGCACCGTTGCTGCTATTTTTGCGTCAGGACAATGGACTGATGTTCAAAATATCACTCCGAAAGGAGAAGACCCTCAGTTCCTGCAAGACTAGTTTTCTTTTAGTTTTTTCTCGTAATCTATAAAATTGAGGCCATTTTGGATCATCTAATCGTCTTCTGATTCTTTTTTCTGAACCATAAGTCAATCCAGCTTCATGAATAGAATTATAATAAATCCCTTCACACATAACAGCGCATTTGTTAGCTATAGAAGCTGCTTTGTGTGCCTTATCTAACTGTTGCTTAGATATATTTCTTTTTCTACCAAACATAGGATTGTTAGAGCCATTAAAATCTCTATTTCGCATACCTTCAATATAGTTTGGTGAAGATGACGTATTTCCTCCATCCCCGCCTATAGTCATATTATATTCGGGATTCATATGTTTAATATACGCTTTTTCTTTGTCGTTTATTGTAGTTGCGTCTACCACTTCTAGTAATGAAATTTCGAAATTTTCAATACCATACTTTTTGATAGCTTTATGTAAGTATGTTTTTGGTCTTGGACCATTAGAACTGTAATAATGGCGTTTGAATCGGTCTTCTAAAGATTTCAGAGTTTTACCAATATAAATTTTTTCATTTACTTTGTTTGTTATCTGATATATTTTTCCATAAATATCCATGCTGAGAACTCCTGTGTAAGCAGTAGAGACTTAGAGTGGGTAGATACTAGTAATATCGTGATCCACATTATATTTAGGAGATATTTAATAATGGTTGAAAAAACAGATCCAAAAAATTTGCTTTGGTGTGAAAAATACCGTCCCAATAAGATCGACGATTGTATTCTGCCTGAACGTCTGAAAGATACTTTCAAGAAGTTTGTTGAAAAGAATGAAGTCCCGAACCTACTACTCACTGGGTCGGCTGGTACAGGTAAGACTACTGTCGCGAAAGCTCTATGCCACGAGCTTGATATTGATTTCCTAGAAATCAACGGATCTATGAGCGGTAATATCGATACCCTCCGAGTAGAAATTCAGAACTTTGCTTCGACTGTTTCTATGCATGGTGGGCGAAAGGTAGTTATTCTCGACGAGATGGACTACCTTAATCCGAACTCTACTCAGCCTGCTCTGCGTAATTTCATGGAGCAATACTCGAAGAACTGTGGCTTCATCGGTACTTGTAACTTCAAGAACAAGATCATCGATCCACTACTCTCGAGAATGAGTCTTGTAGAGTTCAACATCACGAAAAAAGAAATTGCCGCGCTCGGTCCTAAGTTCATGAAGCGTGTCGAAGCCATTCTGAAAGAGGAGAATGTTCCCTATGATCCGAAAGCAGTTGCTGCCCTTATTGGTAAGCACTTCCCTGATTGTCGTCACGTTCTGGTGGAGCTACAGACTTATGCAGCAAGTGGACAGATCGATTCGGGTATTCTAACCGACTTCCAAGAAGAACGTTTCAAGGAATTCGCGGACTACCTGAAGGCGCGTAACTTCACGAAAGCTCGTCGATGGGTTGCTGAAAACGAAGATATCTCGACTGGAGACTTCTATCGTAAATTCTACGATACTGCCAGTGATATGTTCGCGAAGGAATCTATCCCGCAGCTTGTGCTACATCTTCAGAAGTATATGTTAGCTGAAGCGACTATCGTGGACTTTCAGGTCAATCGTGCAGCATTCTCTGCTGAAGTCATGGCCGATTGTCAGTTCAAGGAGTAGATTATGCACGGTGGTAAATTTGTTATTCGCGACGTAGAGACGGGCTCGTTCTATCACGGCGGTGAGGCAATGTGCTGCTGGACTAATTGGCTTACTAACGCCATGTTCTTCAACAGCAAGTCCCAGGCTAATCAAGCTGCTACTGGACTTCAGGAACGAACAGAGATTCTCGAGGTTGTGTTCGACAATCTGAAGATTTACGTTCCATATCCTCCTGGAACTACGTTCACAATCCGATGAATCTATTCGAATATGTCAACAGCATTAACAGTGAAGAGAAGATCAATCTCTTTCTGAAGCATCCAGAATCGAATGCTCTAGCCGATAAAGAATACGTCCCGTATATAATCAACAGACAGTTTTCATATTTTCAGGACACGGTTCTTTACGCGAACGAGCTCAATTACGGATCAGGTATTCCAAACAAGGCTCAGTATGAGTTCTATCTGAATGCCATCCGTCCAAAGAAACGGTTCAGTCGGTGGGCAAAATCTAGCGAAGATGCCGATTTGAATATGATTCAGCAGACCTATGGGTATGGTATTCAGAAAGCTCGGCAAGTCTACAAACTGTTGGAAGCTACTAATCAACTAGAAACTCTAAGAGCTCATTATGCAGCTAAAGACGGTGGAGTATCAAAATCATGACAGCAGAGAAAAATAATCCTTTACTTTCGTCGTTCATTGAAGTAAAGTTACCTAAGAGTGATTCGTTTAATGTTGTCCGCGAGACGCTTACGCGTATCGGCGTGATTAACAGAAAGACGGCGACTCTCTATCCCTCTTGTCTGATTCTTCATAAGAAGGGTAAGTATTACATCGTTCATTTCAAAGAGATGTTTTTGCTAGATGGTAAAGATACGACGTTCGATGAAAACGATCGCCTACGTCGTAATGCCATCGCTAATCTTCTCAAAGATTGGGGACTTGTGGAAATCGTTACTGAATCTATGATCGACGAGCGAGCTCCGACGAATGAGATCAAAGTCGTACCGTTCAAAGACAAGAGTAAATGGAACATCGTTCAGAAATATACAGTGGGAAAGTGAGGATTATCTATGAACTGGGATTTTAAGAACGCGAAAAAACTGTGCCAACAGCTAGAGCTTTTGGTGAGTCCGCTCGGCGCTCACGTCGCTCTGACTGGCGGAGTGCTCTATAAGCAGGGTCTGCGAAAGGATGTCGATATTCTGTTCTATCCGGATGGATGCGCGACTACTTTCAATCGCCACGAAATTCTCGATGCGATCGATGAACACAAAGATTTTGAAATTCTCGAAGTCTTGGGCCGCGTTGTTAAGGCTAGAGCTTGGGGCATCGGTAATATTGATTTCTTCTTCCTGGACTTCGATATGTCAGTCAAGCAAGCTCCTGGATACGGTGATAGTAATAAAATCAGAATCAACAGCTTTCAAGATTTGTATATGAATCCTGTTCCTGAATATGCACTATATTCGGTAAACGAATTTTTCGTTATCGAAAATTATGATGATCCAAACAAATTCACCATTTGTGACGTAGCGGGTGTTGATCCAGAAAGTGGGATCCATCACGAGGGCGATACGTTCGACAGTTTAGACGAAGCTATCAAGGAATGCGACAATGCTGCACACGAGTACTATCTATGACTAATTTTGAAATGGTTCGAGAGTTCCACAAGACTTTCTCTTTACCAATTGCGGACTCTCCTCAAGATCTTTCAGAAGAACGCACATGGCTTCGGAATGGATTCATCGTTGAAGAGCTCATTGAGCTTTTAGTAGCTCAAGGATATGATCCAGCACACGCTGAAGTTCTCGAAACCGTATTGAATACTGTTCGTCAACAAAGACCACAACGCGAATCTACGGATCTAGTCGCCGTCGCGGATGCTCTTACAGATATCCTATACTTTGTGTATGGATCTTTCGTCGAGATAGGTATCGATGCTGATAAGTGCTTTGCCGAAGTTCATCGTTCGAACATGAGCAAGCTCGATGAAAATGGAAATGTGATCTGGCGGGAAGATGGTAAGGTCATGAAATCTTCGTTGTATTCTCCGCCTCAATTGGAGCAGTTTGTCTATGATTAAAGAAATTCATGTTCCTGCATGGCGCGCGCTTGAAATCTATGCTGATAAATTCGCAGCTAAAACAGACGCGGCAAAGGCGATAAATGAATCTTTGCCAACGACTGGTAAGATTCGGTATCAGGCTGATGATATTTACCGACATTTGTCTATTCAACTTGTAGGATTTGTTGTCCTGCTTGCTCTTATGCCAATCATGATCGTAGATATTTTTACGAAATTCAAAATATATAGCGCATTATGCCAGTTTGTAGAAATTAAAAAGAAGGTATACATCACATACGAAGAGATTCATGAAAAACTCAAGACTGATGTGTTTTGGTATGTAGTTGAATTCGAACGATGGTCTAGATGGTATGATATTGAAGAACTCGAGATGCAGATTGAGAAGCTTCGAGGGCTCAATAAAAATGATGTGGTAGTCATCAAAAATTGATTTACTACTTACATGGTACGAGCTATACTTGCTCCAACCTTAAGGAATAACCAATGCAAACAATAGTCGCTTCTAAGAAAATCAATTCCGATCATCTACTAGGTCAGTTTCTGGACGAAAGTCACTACGATACAGTAGTCGATTCAGATACGATGTTCTATATCGAGAACAATTCGCTCGATGAAGAACTAAACGAAGACCGCATTGGTTTCGTGTTCATCAAAAATTACTTCCCGAAAGTCGAGCTCACTGGAGCATACGAAGGTCTCGCAAGAGTTGCCGACGGAATGTCGAATAATCGTGGCCTCGCCGCTGGTCCTAAGAAGATGAAGATCGGTAATCGCGACTGGGTAACTGCCTATCAGGAGAAGATCCTTGCGACCATGATGAAGGGTAAGACGCCTCTTCCTGGTTATGATCCTATTCAAGAAATACTCGACGAGTACGAAGGTCGCTATGATGCGCCCGGTCACGGAAATATGTGGCTGATTCATTCGACAGTCGAAGACGAATTCAATTGGCATACATGGCTC